CTTTAAACAAGGACTAAAACGCAAAGCAAATATGCTTGCAGAAGAAATCCAAAGAGTAGATAGAGAAATCCTACGAATAGACGGAGAAAACGCAGGTAAAATATTTGATGAGCAGATTCAGTTGCAAATATTGTTTCGCCAATGGATAGAGGAAATAATTGAATTAGACTAAAAAAACACGTTATGAAGATTTTAAATTTATACGCCTGCTTAGGAGGCAACCGATACAAGTGGGATGAGGTTGCTGACGATTTAGAAATAACCGCAGTTGAACTTGACCCTGAAGCTGCACGTTTGTACCAAGAGCGATTTCCAAATGACAAGGTAATTATTGCAGATGCGCACCAATACTTGTTAGACCACTACAAAGAGTTTGATTTTATATGGAGTTCACCTCCTTGCCCAACACATAGTAAAGCACGTTATTGGGGTTTTGGTAAAAATGGTTTAAAACCTGAGTACCCTGATATGAAACTTTATGAAGAAATTATATTTTTAAAATATCATTTTTTTGGTAAATGGGTAGTTGAAAATGTCAATCCATACTATGAGCCTATGTTCAATCCTGTAATTAGAGAAAGACATACATATTGGGCAAACTTTTACATCCCTCATAACATAAGTAATAGAAATGATACTGCACTTGTTCAAGCATCAAGACTGAAAGATTTATGTGATTTTCACGATTACGATTTTAAAAAATATAAAGGAGAGCAAAGGATATTAAAAATGGCTCGTAACCTTGTAGACTATGAAGCTGGTAAAACCATACTTGAAACTGCTTTAAACATAGTTAAGAAATCAAATACTAATCAAACAAGCATTTTTGATGAGATGTAAAAACTGCAAGGAGAAGTTTGAGCCTATCCGCTTTAATCAAAAATACTGCTTGAATAAGATGTGCGTAGCAGCTTGGGTACAGGAAGCAACCATAAAGAACTGGCAAAAGAAAAAGAAGAAAATGCAAGCAGAGTTAGAGACGGTTCAAGACCTTGTTAAAGCAGCTCAGTTGGTATTCAATAAGTTTATCAGGCTGCGAGATAAAGACGAACTCTGCATTAGCTGCGGAAAAAAAATAAATGGAGTCAAACACGCATCTCACTATTTAAGTGCAGGAGGTCATTCTGCAGTGAGATATAATGAAGATAATGTTTGGGTATCTTGCTATAAGTGTAACGTTATGCTTTCAGGGAATCAAATTGAGTATCGTAAAAGACTTATTCAAAAGATAGGTGTTGAACGTGTTGAATGGTTGGAAAATAATGGAAACATTGTAAAGAAATGGACAAAAGAAGAACTGAAATTGTTAATAACTGAATACAAGAAAAAAACAAAACAATTAGAAAAATAGCTATATTAGCATTGTAGAGTTACGGCTACATTTAAAACATTTTAAGTCCTTAACGTGAGTAGAGTCCGTAACCTCGAAAGCGTTAAGGCTTTTTTATTTTATGGAAATATGGAAAGACGTTATTGGATACGAGGGGTTTTATCAAGTATCTAATTTTGGTAATGTCAAAAGAGTTGGAAGTTTTAGAGGTGTAAACAAAGCTTATCTAAATGATTATTATTTAAATCCACGAGACAATGGTAAGGGTTATTTGAGAATAAAACTAACCGTAAATAATAAATCTAAAAGAGTTATGCTGCATAGAATTATAGCTGAGGCATTCATTGAAAATCAAAACAATTATCCTGTTATAAATCATATAAATGGAAATAGACAAGATAATAGAATTGAAAATCTTGAGTGGTGTACACAAAGTCAAAATTGTTTACACGCAGTTAAAATGGGTACTTGGGGTTCTTTGAAAAAAAATATAATAAAAAGACAGTATTTAAAATAATATCTATATATTTGTATAAACAATTAATTTTTACGCTATGAAGAATTTATTAAAATCGTTGGCATCATTCCAACAAGAAGTGCCTGTAATCCACAAGGCAACACAAGGCTATGGCTATTCTTACGCTGACTTGCCTAAAATCTTTGAAGTAATCAATCCGCTGCTAAAAAAACACGGACTTGGATTTACTCAAACCCTACACACCAAAGACGATGTTAATTACATTGCTACGATGGTATTCCACATCGAGACTGGCGAACACATCGAAAGCTCAATAGCTATTCCTTACGTTCAACTTAAAGGTATGAATGATTTTCAGTCCTTTGGTTCGGGCGTGACCTACTACCGCAGGTATGCCATCTCAGCTGCCCTTGCACTTGTGACGGATAAAGATACTGATGCAGCAGGCGAACAAGTTAAAACTGAGAAGAAATTACCTGCCATTGACCAAAAGCGTTTTAGCGCAGCAGTACAAGCTATTGCCAAAGGTGAGTATACTCGTGAAAAGCTGGAAGCATCGTTTGCTTTAACTGAAGGTCAAACCGATATGCTTAACGCACTATGAAAACTCTCAAGATTCGGTGTTCTGCCATTGGTAAAATAATGGCAACACCTCGCTCTAAAAGCGAACTACTATCCCAAACGGCAAAGACTTACATCCACGAACTTGTGCTGCAAGAGAAATACGGCATCAGAAAGGAGTTTTCAAGCCGTTACACGGACAAAGGCAACGCAGTTGAGGATTTATCTATCTCACTTGTAAACGATGTCTTAGACGTCAAATTTATTTACAAGAATGAGGAGTATTTTGAGAACGATTATATCAAGGGAACACCTGACGTAAACACGGAAGATGTATTGCTTGACGTTAAAAGCTCTTGGGATGCTACTACCTTTCCGTTTTTTGAAACCGAAATTCCTAACAAGGACTATTTTTACCAACTTCAAGGATATATGTGGCTCACAGGTAAACAACAGTCAATGCTTTGTTACTGCCTTGTTGATACTCCTATTGAAATGGTAGAAGACGAAATCAGGCGAGCGCATTGGAAACTGCACAAGATTGACGAGGATTTAGATTTGCGTCAAGAGGTAGAGACTAAACATCAGTTTTCACACATACCTAAGAACCGAAGAGTCAAAGTATTTTATGTACAAAAAGACGAACAAGTAATTGAGCAGATAAAAGAAAAGATAGAACTTGCTCGTGAGTATTACAACGCACTAATTCAAATGCTATGAACCAAGAAGTAACCGACAAAGTAGTTTTATCCGTAATGGCTAAGTATGCTGAACGCTCAGCAACTGGTCTAAAGAAATACGGAACTACATTAGACCGAGAAGACCTAACGCTTGACCAATGGATAAACCATTTGCTTGAGGAGTTGATGGATGCCACGCTTTATTTGAGCCGTATTAAAAAAGAGATTGAGCTGCATTACGTCAAAGGTTTTTCAGATGGCTACCGAGAAGCAAACAAAACAAGCAAGGATAAGGGGTAAAAATTGCCACATAAGTTAAATTAAAATGTAAACCTATAAGCTTACAAAACAGTTGAAAATTTAAACATATAAGCTTAAACAACAAGAACAATGAACACAGCAGTAGAATATTTAGAAAGTGTTGAGGTTGATAAGTTTGCTAAAGATAGCATTAAACATAGATACAATAGTTATGGTGAAAACATAACTTCAGAAACTCAAAAATTAGATACAATTTATGGATTTAAGCAAGGATTCCAAAAAGCAATTGAATTACTTAAACAACAAGAACAATGAAAACAAAACAAAGTAACTATAGTGATGTCAAAGAGGATTTATCACTAAAAGCATTAGCAGTATTTTTTCTAATTGGAGTAATAACCACATTAGTTTTTTCATTAGTATTATTTAACCTTTAAACAAGAACAATGATAGCATTATTTATAGTACCAATTGTATTGGTAGCATTCGTGTTTTTCTATTTGGGAAAGAACCAAGAAAGAATTGAATGGAACAAACTAATTAAAGACGGAATATTACCTAAACCTAAACAACAAGAACAATGAATATACATTTAATAACATCTATTACTTTACTTTTAGTAATTGTATGTACGGGATTAGCAATATCTTATCCAATAATAGGAGTAGTAATATTTTGCAGTGTAATTCTTGCACTAATTTATACTCTTCTATATGATTTTATTAAAGACTCGTTTTAACCTTTAAACAACAAGAACAATGAAAAAACAATTAACAGCAGTAGAATACATTAAAGAGAAATTAATGTGCGATGAGTATTGGTATGAAAATCTAACATTTGAACAAATCTTTGAACAAGCCAAAGAAATGGAGAAAGAGCAAGCAGAATTATATGCTGAATTTGCAGTATTAAATGACCGAAGCGAAAATCCTATAATCCCATTCAATGAGTTCATTAATATTGATAACCTTTAAACAAGAACAATGAAACTAAACAAAGACGACAGAAGAGAAGAGATGGCAGCTTATGGCACTATGGCTATTCTCGCAGTAGGTTTAATGCTAATAATCTACGCAATATTTTGTAACCTTAATTAATATATACAATGGAAAACAAGTTAAACACCGGAGCAATCTTTAAAAACGACAAAAAGACGAGCGACAAGCACCCTGATTACAGGGGAAAAGTAAACGTAAACGGAAAAGAGATGGAAGTTGCGTTGTGGGTAAAGCAAGGTAAGAACGGAAGTTTTTTCTCAGCAGCATTTAGTGAGCCGTATGTTGCGCCTACTGAAAGATTCCCAGTTGGAGATAGTATTGATGACTCACTTCCTTTCTGATATGTACATTGACGATGACACACTCCGAAAGCAACTGAATAGGATATTGCTTGTAAAAACACGAAACCAAATAGTCCAAGACATAAAAGCCAAAGGACTAAAGATGCACCAGTTTCAGTTAAACAACTTCCTTCAGCGAAAAGACGTAACCTTATCAACCTTACACAAGATAGATAACTACGTCAGCAGAGAGATTTACTTAAACAATTTAGAGCCACTTTAACAGGTGGCTTTTTTTATAGGCAACTTGTTAGATTAAAATATAGTCCTATATTTGTTTAGAATTTAATCAAATGGATGCACTCAAAATATTAGCAGACCACCA